CATAATGTTTCATTAAACCCTCTGATTTTAAACCTAACCATTCAGCAAATTTTATCCCTAAAACAAAATCTGCTTTTACAGCGGTTTGTAATCTTTTCACTTTATAAGTTTTTGTTAAAATATCTAGCTTTTTTTTAACGTGTCTAGCAATAGATATAGGATTTTTCCATACATCATTAGTTGCTAAGACCCATCCTTCGGCAACATTATCCCATAATATGCCAATGCCGCCTGATACCACAATCTTTCCATCTTTGATAGCAGTAAATGACATTCCTGGTATTTCTAAAAATAACGCATATTTTTTAAATTGAGGAGCAATCTGAATTGCAGGATCATTCATTGGATTGCTAATAATGTGATGCGCATGTTCCTTCTTAAAAGGAATGATATCAATATTATCCATCATTAGTAATTAATCTTGGGTATAATGATAATAACGTCATAGGTAGAGCTTGATCCTGTATTACAAATAAATATCCATCAGTTTCAAAGTTACCTCTAAATTCAATTTTCTTATCTCCGGTAAATAAAGGAACAGCAACATCCATAGGTGCAGCAGAAGATCTAAAAGGTATCTCTTCTAAGTTATTTAGATCTGGACCCACTTTAGCTCCAACTGTTTCATAAAATCTTAATGTAACGTCAAATATTCTTTTAGTTTTTCCTTGTGAAGTTCCATCTTGTGATCCAACATCTAATCTCATTGTTTGTAATGTTGATGTATATGCTAATCCTACTTTTGCTGCGGTTGTAGTTCTGTCTAATGTTATAGATCCTGATGAAACTGTTTTATCAGGGTGTGTTGCACCATTAGCAATAATTCTAACTGTCTGTCCATTTAGGTGATCTAATCCTGTAAGTGTAGATGTGGCAGATCCTGAATAAGCTAAAGCACTATCTACAAATTGAAATTGTGTAAGTGAACTATCAAATTGAAATGGTGTAAAATATTCTACATAACGTCTTGTTGTTCCATTAATTGTTCTTTTAACAATAACCCATATTTGATCTTCATCAGTTCTATTGTAAGAATTTCCAGAAATAGAAATAACACTTTCAACTATACCATGAGTTGTAGATCCAAAAGATCCACCTAATTTATGTTGATGCCAAGCAACAACTTGTTCTGATCTTTGATATGTTAATCCAACTAATACTCCATCACCACGAATACCCCAAATAATACTATGTGGTTCTTGTTGATATGTTAGCTCATCTAATCCAGATAAGGTAACGTCTTCAGCTAATATAGTCATATCCGGAGCGACATAACCATCTGTGTCAAAATTGTAAGCTAATTCTCTTAATTTTCTTTTAGCACGTTGAACAAATAAAGTTGCGTTACCAACTGATAGTGCATCTATGTTGGATGCTCCATAGTTAGATTGTTTTTTAATATTAATATTTGTAGGCGATACTGCAGTTCCAGTAGAATCTGAGTTTAATGTAAACTCACCACCTGAAGTTAATATAATTAATGTTCTTGTTGCTTTTAAAGATTGTATGACGTTTACTTGATTTGATGCGATTGTATAAATCATTGCATCATCTGATGCAACAGTTCCGCCTCTATTCTCATCCATGTTTTCATAATCTCCTGATCTTGAAAAGAATAATGTTTGAGGTTGATTAGTTGTTCCTGCAAATACTAATCGTTGTTCATAAAAGGTTACACAAGAAGGATAACCTGTAGTGTCTGAAAATGCTCCTAATGCCCAGTCAGTAGATGCAGAACCAGAATTTACATCTTTTATAATAGTCCAAGTTACAGCAGTAGAACTTGTAAATGCAGTAATCTCTCCATAGCCAGTTCTGTAAGAAACTAATCTTCCAACATCAGTTGAAGCAAAGGTTGCAGCAGATGCTGTTAAATCTCTAGCAGTTCCAACTGTATGTGCTGATGAGCTTAAAGTTACTGCGCTAATGTTATCATCTAAATAGGGACCATTTGTGAAATCTACTTCTGTAATAGTCCAAGAGGTATGTCCAGTTCTTGATAATTTTTTAACTGAATAATCAGGATGACATAAATACATAACATCAGCTGATTGAGCATATTTAATATTAAACAAATCTGCAGTTAAATAAGTTGTTGTTAAAGTATAAACTCTATTTGCAATACCACCAGATGTGTAAGCAGTAAAAGATGTAGTGTTTACGTTGTTACCATCTATATCTTGTAAAGCAAATGTATTAGTTGCAACACTTGCAACTTTAAATCTTTTATTATTTACTTGCGTCATTCCAACAACACCGGTGATAACGACTGTATCTCCATTAGAATAACCATGAGCTGTTGCTGTAACTACACCTGGATTTGCTTGAGTTATACCTGTGATTGTTTTATTAGCTTCTAATACAGCTCCATTATCTTTATAAAAACGAATATAATTATTTCCAAATTCTAAAGCATAAGATTGTTCAGTTGAAAATTCAAAAGGAATTAATCTTGTTTTAGCTGATGAAGTTTTTACTTCTGATATAAATGTTGTTCCTGGACGTCTTGTTACTGAACCATGAGGTTGAACTATAAAATTTTCTAAAGTTTTGCAGCCACTAAAATATTTTTGGAAGTCTGTTCTTCCTTCCATACGATCAGATAACTGACCCCCAGTAAAGTTAGTAAGAGCGGTTGATACTCTTGCCATAATTAAAACCTACTGTTGATAAATTCGTCTGATAATATTACATCAACTTGACCCATATTAGGATCTGTGTTTTGACCCTCTGTAGCATCAACGTGTTTAGCTTCACCAAGTTTATCTTTATAAATTTCTTTCATTGATGTTACTAATGTAGCATTAGCAGTAACAGCAAAACAAATATCTGCAGCTAAAGCTGCTGAAATAGTTTCAGCTAGTAATGTGTCATATTCATTTGGATCGGTAACTAATTTTACATATTGAAGTTTTATTGGAGATACGTTTGCCATTATTTTTCTACCTTCAATTTTATAATCATAATCATAATCAGATATTGTAATAACTCTTAAACAGTCTGAAGGAAGTGTAAATTGTTTAGCCCAGCCCCAAGCAGGAGTTGCTGTGTCTGCTGCAAGTTCTTGTCTTGCCATTAAACAATTCCAGGCATGAGATCTAAATACTGCATTACGAATGCTTTCATATCTTGCATTACATAATCTTGCATTTTTACTATCTTCTGTAAGAGACAGTATTGTGGATGCTCCTAATTGATTTAGTGCATTATTACAAATTTCTACTACTGATGCCATATTAATCTTTCTTTACTACAATATTGTATTTTTGCCAAATCTCTTCTTGAGATAATCCTTGCTCATCTTCTTTTTGTTTATTTCTTGAATTAATCTTATTTTGTTTAATAATCTCAACTAATGCGTATCTATAGACATCGCTAGATCCATTCCATTCAAAGTGCAATAGATGTTTAGGTTTTGCATAGATGTCTAATAATCTTGGATCAAAATCACTTAGAGTCATTTTTAATAATGTACTTTCTTCTTAGTTTTCTTGGTTTAACTTTAGCAAAGATCTCAGCTTCTGTTAGTTCTAAATCTTTATCAAAACCATGATGTGCAGTTGATGTATGTTTAAATCTATCAACTAGAACATAGCGATAGATATAATCTTTATTTTGTAAATGTAAAATGGTTTTTATTTCGTTGACTTTTTTCATGAAAGAATAGTGGGGAATAAAATCCCCACTATTAATTGGTTATTAACTATTTCTAGTTAACTGTGTACTCTATAGTAAAACTTAGATCACCAGCAGTATCACCAGCCGCAGGAAAACTAATTCCTACGAAGTAAACAACTCCTGGATCAGCAGAAAGTCCAGCATCTTGCCAAACTTTTTGTCCAGTTTTATTATGATCTCTTGCTTCAAATGCAACTTCAGTTCCTGGAGCAGCAACTGGCGCTCTCAAAGCTGTAATTGCAGAAGCATAAGCGTCAGCATCTACCACAGCTAAAGCTGTAGTATATAAACCAACATCAGCAGTAATTACTGTACTTGAATCTAGATCGTCATTGACTAATCTGATTGAAGAAATACTAGCATTACTTGGTATTGGTGCTAGCATTACTGTATCGTTAGCACTTAAATCACCAGCAGCTAAAGCTATTGATCCTTGAGCAATCCTTTTTACACCATGTAATTGGTGTGCAGGATTTAACACTTGAGGAACAGCAACAAAGTTAGCTACTAGATCTGTATTTACGTTTGCCATATTTTTATTCTCCTATTGTTAGTATTATTCGTCGCACGCTATTTCTACAACTTTTTCTTCTTCCATTCTAGTTGCGCCAATGCTCATGCAGTAATAAACTTGAGTGCTGTATGATTTGTCAGCTCTCTCGTCAATTCTTGCCATAACATCTTTACCAACTGCTAATTTAATAGCATCCGCTGTAAAGGCATAACATAGTCTGTCGTCAGTGTTAGTTGCATCAAATGGCAATCTATTGCTAACAATAAATTTAAAACCTAAGAAAGAGTCTATTTGACCCTGAGCTAGAGCTTTAACTGTATTGAAATCACTAGATGTAACTTGAGTTGTTCCTAACAAATTAGCAATTTGTCTTGGACCACATACAAAGAATCTTTGTATAGATGGATCAACATCTGCTAAGTCTAGGATTTTTTTAGCATCCACGAGTTTAGTAATGCTCAAACCACCAGCTGCATCATTACCTTGTGATGCACTGTAAGGTTTTTGTCCAGAAGGAAGTGATACAGAAGTACCTCCAGTTTCGCCAGTAAAACTAGCTCCACCTAAAGCACTAATGATAACATCATCCATCGCTCTTCCCATAGCAGCAGCCGCAGCTTTTGCATAAGCAGAAGTTGGATCAATTAGCATTCTAACTTTGTCTTGGTTGTCTATTAGATCAGCCCACTCATAGTCTGCAAGACTAACTCGTCTACGACTGTGAGGAGTTTCTATTTGGGGTGTATCAGCGTGTCTAGAAGTTCTTAATTGAGCAGTAGTTTTTCCTACTTGATCAAAGAAAGCATTCTTCCCAACAATCGTTTCAACATCCACAGCACTTCTCAACAATGAACCCATTTGCTGAGATAACATTTGTACGTTTGAACTGTACTGCTGTACAAAAGCAGTTGTTATTTGATTTGACATATTGTCATCTCCATTAGTTAAGTTTAATTTAAATAAACGAATGGATTTTCCACAACGTGGATCTATTCTAGAATTTTACATCTTCGTAGATGTTTGTCTTTTCCAAATGCCAATAGGGTCTAAAAGATTATCCTAATGATTTGCTCTATACATCAGTTAACTGCTGACGTAAAGC